CTACCCATTGGTGATGCCGTTGCAGTTTGTACTCGCTTGCTTTGGGATGCCATTGGTGACGTAGTAGTAGCAGCACGGCAGGGTATGAGCTTCATCCAGAGACTAGCAACCAAGGTAGGCAAGCAGAATAAGATCCTTCATTGGACTACGCCAACAGGATTCCTAGTTGAGCAAGCAATTTACAAGATGGAAAGCAAGATAGTATACACTCAACTGCTAGGTAAGACCGAGTTCACGGTGCTACAAGAGACAGATGAGATTGATACTAACAAGATGAAGTCAAGTTCAGCACCTAACTACGTGCATAGCATGGACGCTAGTCACTTGATCAAGTCTGTAAATGCATTCAAGCGGGCAGGTTTAGGTAGTATTGCAGTAATCCATGACTCGTTTGGTACTCATGCTGGTAAGACACAAGCATTACGTGACTGTCTAACCAAGGAATTCGTTAAGCTTTACCGTTCGGATTGGTTGACTACCTTCAAGGAGGAGGTGGAAGAGATACTGAAAGAGGAGATCGAGGAAGAGGTGCCGATGATTGGTACGCTAGACCTTGATCAAATCCATAAGGCTCACTATACATTTGCTTAAGATGTGTAGGTAAAGAGAAAGTCAAGGCCCTGTCCATGTAAAAGTGGATGGGGTTTTCTTTTATCTACACTATTCCCTTGGCTCTGCCAAGCAGAAGTACCTATAAGATGAGATCTATTCTCAACCACCATCTTGTCTACAGTTGTAGACATCCAAGTATTCGTAACCCGGACTATAGAAGAACACGTAAATCCTAGGAGATGCGGAGCATGTGATAAAGGAAAGGGAAAAGAAAAGTAAGGACTAGGTTAACTGCGCAGCAGGACGTCACAAGGTAACAAGGGAGCCGGGGAGCCTAGCATATTCAAAGGTCTACAACTGTAGACATAAACCGGACTATAGAATCAACGCATCCCATAGGAGATTATGATGCAGGACAATATGCAATTCGAGAAGATCGTAAACAAGCGCAAGACCCAAGGCTATGATGCTGCCAAGCTACAAGAAAAGAAAGAGAAGAAGGCACGGCGTCAGCGGAGAGAAGAGAAGAGGGAGATTATTTAATGGCTATAGTAGGTAACACTCAATGTCCAGAGTGTGCGAAGAATGGCCACGATAAATCTGCCAACCACCTTATGCAATTTGATGATGGCGGGAAGTTCTGTAACAGAGGACAGTTCCACAAGTCAGGTGAAAACCTTTACGTTGCACCCGATGGCACTAACCCTATCATCGAAGGTGAGATCAACGGTAAGATTAAGTACAGCATCGAGCAATTTGAGGAGCTTGAGCGAGAGGGTAAGATAAGAGATGAGTTCACCAGACAGCTTGCCCTTGGTGGGATGCGAGAACGTGACCGTTATCAGGTGATGAGTGAAGAAGAGAAGGGTGCGCTTGAGGCAGAGTGGGCATTAGATGTCAAGCACTTTGATAGCCTTAAGGTCAAGCACCTCATCGACCGACAGATACACGGCAAGTACGCAAAGATGTACAACATCCGTGTAGGCCATGATGCACAGGGTAAGGTAGCTCGTCACTACTATCCTAAGTACGAGGCAGGTGAGGTAGTAGGTGCCAAGTGTCGTAACCTACCTAAGGATTTTAAGTTCGGACACCTTGGTAAACAGTGGGGTGACTTTGAATTGTTCGGTGAGCATACACTACCAGAGGTGCTAGCTTCAGGCCGAAGGATGGATACGCTGGTGCTAACGGGCGGCGAGTGCGATGCTGCTGCTGCACAAGAGATGCTATGCGAGAGCCAGAAGGGAACCAAGTACGAGGGTACACTCTTCCACGTATGGGCACCCACGGATGGAGAGAATGCAGTCGAGCAGATCAGACGAAGGAAGTCTGCTATCAATGCGTTCAAGAAAATCATCGTTGCCTTTGATGACGACGACACAGGGCAGAAGATGAACCGGGAGGTAGCCCGTATCTTCCCTACTAAGACAGTCAAGCTGGTCTTTCCCTCGGGAACCAAAGACCCTAACGATTGCCTTAAGCGTGGCCTTGAGCAGGCGTTCGTTGATGCATGGTGGAATCCTAAGGAAGTCTTTGAAGGTGTGAATGTTAAGAGCGTTCATAGTATCAAGGATGAGCTGAAGGCTGGGCAACCAAAGCCCGGACTCGGATGGCCTTGGCCTAGCATGGATCACCTTACCCTAGGTATCCGACCGCACCAGCTCATCTTGTACGGAGCAGGCTCAGGTGTAGGTAAGACCGAGGTGCTACGCCACATAGTAAAGCATCTTGTTGAAGAGCACGGTGAGTCTGTTGGTGTGATCAGCACGGAAGATCCTTATGTCAAGGTGGCCCGTTCCTTTATAGGTAAGTGGATCAACAAGCGTATTGAACTACCACCTAACAACGATCCTTCTAGCAAGGGTTACAGGCTGGCGTTCAACTATACTAAGGAAGAGGTTGATGATGTCATTGACTACGTAGCAGGGCTTAACAAACTATTCTTTGCTGACCTGTCAGACAGCCGTAGTATTGATGCAGTCATGGAGCAGGTTGAAGAGTTCTATACGATGGGTGTTAAGCACATCATCATCGACAACTTGGTAGGCATTGAGGTTAAGCAGGATGGCAAGGGTAACGAGCGAGAGGGTATTGATGAGGCACTGAAAACCTTTGGTCTTTATAAGGACAACAAAGAGGTCACCATTCACCTTGTCTCTCACCTTAAGACTGTTGGCCTAGGCCGTACACCTCACGAGGAAGGTGGTGAAGTACAGCTATCAGACTTCCGTGGTTCCAGAGCCATAGGCTTTTGGGCAAGCTATGCTATTGCAGTACAGCGTAACACTCAAGCAGATACTATAGAGGAGAAGACCACAACCTATATCAAGATCGTTAAGGACAGGGATCAAGGCTTGTACACTGGCGAGAAGGTTATACTCCTAGGACAGGAGAGCACGGGTAACCTACTTGAACCAAGCCAACGTAGGAAGTCTACAACTGTAGACAAAACCCGGACTACAGAAGAAACAAACACAGACGCCTTTGGATAGGAGAATAATATGATAGGTTCAACTGCAATCCTAGCTGTAATGGATCGCCTGTTTAGGGAGCGTGAGTTCCCATCTCATCGGCAGTCCGGGTCTTACCCTCAGGAACGTGGTAGCACTGGTGCTGCCCATGCCAAGCGTTCAACCAAGCGCCGGTCTAACATCCGAGCACGTAGCAAGAAGTAGGAGAAACAATGGCTATACTTACGAGTGCAAGGGTCGGCATTACAATGTCAGACCTAGAGATCCGAGCAAGAAAGGGTGACCCCTTTGCTCAGGATGAAATGGAACGACAGGCATTCACTGCTGCCAGTATCACAAAGAAGATCCAGAAGGAAGGACTTACCAGACTGCAAGCACAAGCTGAAGCCAGACGTAAGTAAGGTGCGGGGCTTAGGCCCTGCTTCTTTTCTATTTAACATATTCTTAAGGTGTAATTCTTATGAAAGCATTAGAGATACCAGCACGTTTTACTGGAACAGTTCATGTTGCTATCTGGAGTGACCCAGACTCCTGTCTATACGGTGAGATCTTCTTATCAGATGATAAGCTGGACAGCAATGGAGTAATAAACCTAGGTAGTGTAGATGTTGACATACCCTTGGAAGTTAATGGTGCTCTTGATAAACAAGTTGATCAACTCCTTGAATCAAATAGCAAGATCATCCGGGAGGCTACAGACAAGGCTCAACAGATTGATGAGGCTATTGAAAGCCTTCGAGCTATTGAGTACAAAGAGAGATTGTAATGCCAATCACAACAGGTAGAAAAGCTATAAGATTTAACAAGCTACATGCTATGCAGGTCGCTATCCAACTGGATAAGTTCTATCAGCATAGGCACCTGATCATCTCCTATACGGAGTCGATGCACCTACCCTGTACTCGTAAGGAACTCAGTGAGTACACCGCTGTACCTATCAATGCAGTTAGCAAGGTAGTGTCTGGGCTGATAGAGGAAGGTGCCTTGCTTGATGAGGGTAGAATGCAATGCCCTGTCACTGGCAGGGACAGCAGAGCTGTACAATATAACCTAAAATTCTCGGGGCCTTACTAAACCCGGACTATAGACATAAACAAACAGGAGATAGCAATGCTTACACAAGAAGAGAAAGGACTGCACTGGCAGGCTATAGTATTCTATGCCATGTTACTTGATAAGGTAGGGTGTATTATAGCAGGTGGTGCAGCCA